TGAGCCGTGTCATGACTGAAAACGGGCTGGAAAACAACACAGAAGTCGTGCTGTTCCTTCTCGATCAGTATGAAGCCGTGCATCCACAGGTGAGAGAGGATGAGGATGATGCCGACTGACATTCAGGTTTTGGAACTGCCTCAAAAGCAGCTGGACTTTTCCAAGTACAAACTCCGCCAAGCGCTGGAAAGCGACTACACCACCTTCATTGACCGTTCTACCGTGTTGATGGTGGATGGTAATCCGCGTATCGTCTATCTCGATCTGGACGAGTACGGGATGGATGAAACCGAACTGGTCAAAGTGCTTCAAACCCTGTCATTCGGCGGTGGAGCGCAGCGCCGAGCCAGCGGGCTACAGGGCGCAACGCGGGCGATTGGCTGGCATCCTCGCCGCACCTTACGGCAGGATTTTTGTCACATCAGCGCATTGGCCGAGGAAAACCCTGTCGCGCATAACACGGTGGTCAAGTACGCTCAGGACGTCAGCAAGTGGTATCAGCAGTACAATCCAGCATTGTACGAAAAGCACAACGAAACCATGCTGAACGAAATCCGCCCCGACTATCAACTGCCGAACTGCGTGTTCACCTCCGGCGTTATCAACAAAAACAACTCCATTCCCTATCACTTCGACGCGGGCAACTTCAAGGACGTCTGGTCATGTATGCTGGCGTTCAAGAAGGACGTGAAAGGTGGCTATCTGTCCTGTCCGGAGTTTGATCTGGGTTTTGAAATCAAGAACAACTCCTTGCTCATGTTCGACGGTCAGGGCATCTTGCACGGGGTAACGCCCATCAAGTTGACCAGCCGGAAAGCCTACCGCTACACCATCGTCTATTACAGCCTTCAACAGATATGGGCTTGCTTGCCTGTCACTGAAGAACTGGAACGCATCCGCAATATCAAAACCCAACGAGAGCAGAAGCGGGCGGATGTGCTGAGCGGGAAGATCAAACCTGAGGACGCTTACCCAGAAGCAGCCAAGCGGAAGAAGGGCGAATGATTTTCGTAGGCCGATGGATGGCGATTATCAGCTCACGTCGCCCTTCCGCTGTTTCCTACATGAGCGATCTGTGTCCAGTAGCGACATGGTATGTGCGGGATGAACAGGATGCCGAGCAGTACAGCCGCTATGGAGCAGCCGTGAAGATTGCCGGAACGCTCGTTGCAGCCCGCAATCAAGCGCTGGATGACGCCTTTGCTCAGGGCTTGTGGTGTGTGCAACTGAGCGATGATCTTCGCTACATCACGAAAGCACACGGGAACCGCGTCTATATGCGCTGTACTGTGTTTGAAGCGCTCACCGAAATTCAGCGGGCGATGGTCAAACATAATACCTATTTGGGCGGTGCTGCTCCATCCAGCAACCGTATCCTGACTGAAAAATCACCTGCTGTCAGCCTCAACCGTTTCATTCTGGGCGACTTTATGCTCATCCGTCCCTGTGATCTGCGTTTTGACCCTAATTTGCGTTTAAAAGAGGACTACGACTACACCGCCCAACATCTTGCTCAATTTGGCGCAATTAGTCGCTGTAATTCGATTTTGCCCGAATTTCAACACCGTTCTAACACGGGCGGCGCGGTGGATTATCGAACGGCGGAACTGGAGCAGGAAGCCATCGCCTATTTGATGCAGAAATGGCCGAACCAGTTTAAGAAGGGGAACCGCCCGAATGAAATTGTATTGAACTGGAAAGGCCATGTCTAAAACCTTACTCTACATCGCCGGACTTCCCGGCGCAGGCAAAACCGCGCTCCTATCGGCTGCGCTCAAGGATGCACCCTACACGGTAGATCGCCAGTTCTTCCAGAAGCGCATCTATGCGGGCGGCGTCATGTTGGGCGGGGATAGGCTCAGTGAACGGCTCAATCTTCCGGGCGAAGCGCTCTTTTCTGGCACCGACGCCTTACAACGTCATGTGCAGCCCAAAGCTATCCAATGGTTCAAGGACTGCCCTTATACCGCAGTCGTGGGGGAGGGCGATAGACTGTGCAACCGCAGCTTCTTTGAGGGCGTGATGCAGTGGGGATGGGACGTCCATATCCTGCTGCTCAACTGTCCTGTCGCCCTTGCCATCCAGCGCCAAATCGAACGGGGATACCGTGTCAGTGACCAGCGCTTCAAGATCGCGCACACCAAAGTCATGAACATTTTCGGCCTGAGCCTTGTGCGCTGGAGCTATGACGCAACCCTGCCTCTGGACGTTCTAGCGGGCGTCCTCAAGCAAAATCCAACCATCCAACAGATACGAGGCAACTCATGAACGACTTGACAACCCTTGAAGCGCTGGACAATGAAACGACAGCCGCTTATCAAGCCTTCTGTGACTATGTTGCAATGGGCAGCAAGCGCTCCTTCGCCAAACTCGCAGAAGGCTACCAACGCGCTACGAATGACGTTCCAACCAAGCAGTTGACCACCATTAAAAAGTGGTCAGTCAAATACGACTGGCAGCGGCGCGTCAATGAGTACCAGCGCGAAATCACCTTACAAGCGCAGCAGAGCCGCCATGAAGTCTACAACGAATTTCTGACGGACGCTGTTCCACTGGTGGATGGGCTGTTGGGCAACATCCACCGGATGCTGGATGACTTCCAGCGCCTCCGCACCACGCGCCGACAGATGATACCTGACCCGCGTGATGCAGCCTTGCCCGCAAACGAACAGCGCATGATCGAAAGCATCCAGACCAAAGTGAACACGCGCGATCTGAAAGACCTTGTCGCCATGTACGGACAGCTAGGGCGCGACCTCCGCACGATGCTGGGACTGCCGCAGGTCATGGAAATTGAGGGCGGTCCCGAAGTCGTGCTGAAAACCTATGTCGGCGTCAGCCCTGACGATTGGGATAACGCGCCGACTCCGGCTATTCCTGAAACCGTGCAAGAGCCGGAAGAAGATGTGCAGGAGGATTTTGGGGAATGAGTGAACGGAAACTACTCAGGGTGATGCAGATCAGTTGGGTTATTGCGTTGGTTATATGGGTAATTCGTTATCTTCAAACGGATGCCCCTATTTATCTCGCATTGATAGCAGTCGAATGGCTGCTTGTTTTCCTATCTCTAACCTAACATGACCGTCCGCAATTCCACGCGCTCCCACAAGCTGCAAACCAACCACAAGCAGCGCAGTAAAAATAATCGACAGGCCGCTCAACAAGCTCTGCCGTTTATCAGTCACCACTGGCAAAAAGACCCTTGGAATGACAAGTCTTTTGTCCTGCTGCTGACAGGGAGCGCGGGCGGCGGTAAGTCACGCCTCGCAGCCGAGAAGATACACGCCATTTGCCAGAAGTATCCCGGCGTCACGGTGTTGATGCTGCGTAAGACACGCGAGTCAACAACCAACTCGATTGTCGCCTTCATGAAACAAACTGTGATCGGCGCACAGTTGGGTAAGACGGTTGAGCATGTGGTTGGTGAAAGCATGTTCCGCTATGCAAACGGCTCAATGCTCATTTATGGAGGCATGAAAAATGATGAGCAGCGCGAACGAATACGCTCAATCGGTGGCACTGGTGGCGTCGATTTTATCTGGCTCGAAGAAGCGACCCAATTTAGCGAAGATGACTTCAATGAACTCATGGCTCGTATGCGTGGTAATGTGGCAGGATGGCGACAAATCATCCTCACTACAAACCCTGATAGTCCTACCCACTGGATATACAGACGCCTTATTCAAGGCGGTGAAGCAGCGGTCTATTACAGCCGAGCGCAAGATAACGCTTCCAATCCGGCTCAATATCTTGAAATCCTCGAAAAATTAACAGGCGTTCAATACGAGCGCTTGGTTCTGGGACTCTGGAAGAACGCAGAAGGCGCGGTTTACGGCGAGTACAGCCCTGAAATCCACATGCTGCGCAAGATGCCCCCTCGTATCATGTTCAAGCGCTATATTGCGGGCGTCGATTGGGGATACACCAATCCGGGCGTTTTGCAGGTCTGGGGTGAGGACTACGATGGGCGGCTGCTGCTCGTGGAGGAAATCTACAAAACGGGCGAACTGGTATCCGGCGTCAATGGCGAAGAAGGCTGGTGGATACGACAGGCCAAAACCCTGAAAAAGAAGTACAAGATCGAAGTGTTCATCTGCGACCCTGCCTCACCTGCTTACATCAAAACTTTCAATAACGCAGGACTGACCGCCATCGCAGCCGATAACGACATTCGCAGCGGTATTGATGTCGTCAAGAAACGGCTGCGCAAGTCAGGGGATGGACGCCCGCGTATCTTCTTCTACCAACATGCAGTCACCACGCCCGACCCTGTACGGGTGGAAAACAAGCAGCCAACGGGAACACTGGACGAGATCGTCGGCTACGCTTTCCCCAAACCGAAACAGGGACAACCGATCAAGGAAGTGCCGCTTAAACTGAACGATCACGCGATGGACACCATGCGCTATGTCTGTAAATGGGTTGACGCAGGCCAATCACAGCACTTTGCTTTCTAAATACCCATGTCAAAGAAAACACTGGCTTATCGTTTTTGGAAGAAAGTCGCCAGAAGTAGAACCCGTTCTTACAACGGTGCATCGTGCTTTGAGTGGATGGGGGCAACCTCTCACAACGGATACGGATTATTCAAAACCAACGGCAAAACCGTTCGGGCGCATCGCGTGTCATGGGTTTTGACATTCGGGGCAATACCGGATGGGCTTCATGTTTTGCACCATTGTGATAACCGCCTTTGCGTGAACCCCAAACACCTCTTTTTGGGCACAAATCAAGACAATGTTGATGATCGTGTAATGAAGCACGGCACAAAGGACAAAAACAGCTAATTCGAAAAACTGTGCTATATTGTACAGAATTAAGAACGTCCATTAAACAATTAAGGCGACAATTATGTCACTTGCAATCACCCGTACTGCACGACGAACGCTCAATGCTCTCACCCTCGGCTGGTATGGTCGGCAGCAGCAAAAACAAATGCCGATGATGTGGCCTCAGTGGTACAACGGCAATCCGCAATGGCGCATGGTAGACAGCAAGGCGTACATCGAGGAAGGCTACGGCATGAACTCGATCATCTACTCGGCGGTCACGTGGAAAGCCAAAAACGTGACGCAAGCCCCGATGCGGGCGTACACGGGCGACCATGAGAACCCCGAATTGCTTCCGGTCAAGCATCCCCTCAGTCAGTTGATAGCACGCCCGAACGTATACCAGACGCAGCGGCAGTTCATGACCCTGCTGGAAGTGTTCCTGAATGTGAGCGGCAACGCCTTCATTCTGCTGGACAGGCCATACTTGAATAAACCGCCTGTCGCCATGTATCCCCTCAGCACCGAGCATGTTCGCATCGTGCCGATTGATGGCCGGACAGTCGGCTATTTGTTTGTGCCGGATGGCTCAGACCAGCGCAACGGCACACCCATCCTCGCCAGCGACATGATCCACATCAAACTTCCCAACCCGCTCGACCCATTGGAAGGGCAGGGCTTTGGATTGTCACCGATTGCAGCGATGGCAAAAACAGCCGACTCCGACAACCGCGCGACAGGCTACATCTACAACCTG